TCACCTGATAGGTGCCATTCACGAAGGGCGACGGGAGGCCGCTCATGTACACGTAGACCGCTTGGCCTGAGTTGAAGGCATACGCTAGCGTCGCATCCTGCGGGTAGGTGTTGGCATTCGCGTAGAAAATGGTGATGACATTGCCACCTGCAGTGCTAGTCGGTCCCGATGACCACTGGATATCCTCGAAATGGCCGGGGATGCCAGGATCGGACTTCTGCGCAGGCTGCGCAATCGTCGCAATGGCAAATGTATTAGACGAGGCGATAATCGGCGTGAAGACAGGCGCGGCTCCGGGGCCAACCTGCGTGATTCTGTCGATCCACTGCGACGTATATTGCCGCGGCACATCGCATCCAGCCGTGCCATCGTTGAACGCGAGGTATTCGACACCTTCGCCCTGCGCCCCGACCGCATACGAGTTCGGCGCGATATTGGAAACCGCCAGCGTCAACACTCCGGGGTTGTTGGTCACGTCCTCAACCCAAAGATTGCCGCTCGCATCGAGCGAGATGTTCTTTACTGTGCCATTCTGGTCCGTAAATGGGGCGATGAAGTTGAAATTTGTCTGTGTGGGCAGGAGAAATGCCTTCAGCGTCACATAGCCGAGCGATAGATTCGACGTGACCGAACTTACGCAGATGATGCGCACGCCAAACGTGGTGCTGTTCAGATCAGAGTAGTTCCACGTGGAACCGAAGAGATCATTTGCACCGCCAAACGTAAAGGCGCTGCCGCTCATGGCCAAAGACTTGACCGTGCCTACCGGGACGCCGGCCTTCAGCATCTGCACGGTGAGCGTGGAAGATGGGTCTGAGGCAAACCCTTTCACGTCGATCTCGAAGCCTTGCGGGGTGGAGGTCGAGGGCACAGAGAACCCAAACAGGGTGATATCCAACGCATCCGTAAAGAGCGTGGGAACCGTCGTGCTCACTGTCGCGACCGCAGAGATGACCTGATCGCCACCAAGGAACGAGACAGTGACCCCGCCGCTGTAGGCATATGACCCTGCAGAGTTGATGGTCACGGAACTAATGAAGTAATAGCCGCCGCCCTCAGCGGTCATGATGCAGGTGCCGGACGCACCCGAACCTGCGCCCGAGAATATTGGAGTCGGAGGAGTCGAGCTGCTATATTTGCCGTGCTCCGTAAAGACAACCGCTGTCACGCCAACAACCGCCGATATGCTCGCCGTCGCATAGTTTCCATCGTCCAGCAGCACATTGGCCGGGTTCGTCCAATCCACACCCGCGCCCGCTTCGTTGACCGCAGCCCCGCCAGGGGCGGGTCCAACGCCAGCGCCGGAATACGTATAGACGCTCGTCAGGCCGGCGCGGGTATGAGTCGAGCCTACCTCGTAATCGTTGTCGTAGCAGCGTGGCGAAGCGCCCTCCGGCAATGAGTTAGGCCCCGCCAGAGTGACGAGGCCCCCCATGGTGCTGATTGAGATAGGAATTGCCTGAGAGCTACCGTGCATTAGTAGCCGCTACCCCCGTAACCGCGAGCAAACTCGGCCCTGAACCCAACCGTATCCGCAACGATCGCGGCCGCATCTGTTGCCTGCGTGATGCCGCTGAAGATGAGTAGCGTGTTTGGTGAGACAACCTGATTCACCTTGTAGTTGAATGCGGATCCAGAAATCGTGGCCACATCCATCCAGTTCGGTACAGCGCCAGGTCCAATATCCGGGACGACCACATTCCCGGATAGATCAGTGAACGTGAAGCTGAATGGGATCCCACCAGTGGTATACGTCGCCTGGATCACCGCTACGCCATGCTGTGATCCTGAGCCGTTGGCATGAGTGAGCGCGGCCACGAAGGTGGTCGAGGTAGCAGAGGTGGTCGTGAATGTGCCATTGAGGAAGGTGAATGAGCCGGAGAAGTTTGAGACGGTCACAACATCCCCACCGCCGGTCGTCAGCGCGTTATTTGCAGTGAAGGTCACGACATTCGAGGTGATCGACCAGCCTGTAATCTGGATAATCGCACCAGTGGAGGTCTTGATGAGCAGCGTCCCTTTGACGATAAGGGCGCGCTGCGTGTTGTCGATGCCGCTGGGGTAGTTCCCGATCTGGAGTGCTGCGATTCCGTTGCCTGCCATGTGAACCTCCTCGGTTCAAGTTGCGGGTTGGGGGCGTTCCTCACGCCGCTAGAGACTCTGCAGCCATCCGAAGCCTGCAGTAGCTTCCGAGCCCCACTCGACGCGCTGGTACTCGGTGTTTTGCATGTTGCGCGCCACTTCAAGGCGCAGTTTAAAAAGCGAATCGGCGGCCGCGTCCTTGGTCGTGCCGTACTGCTCCGGCGCGAATCGCCGCGCATAACGCAAGCACATCTTGTCGACTACACAGTTGATGCAGTCGAGGATCGGGACATAGGTGGTTGAGAAATTGAGCGTGGCCGGGTTCAGATAGTCAGGAAACGTGATCAGACAGCGAAGACGAAGGTCCACAGAGAGCATCGCACCTGGCATCCACACAGCATTCTGCCTCGTTTCCCACCAGCCCATGCGGTCCGTCTGATTCATGCCTGGCAATCCGAACGGGGCGGGGTCCATCGGCGCAAAGGTGCCATTGCCGCCGCTTGTGCGCTCCCAGATACGCTCCACGCGCATACAGTTTGCCGGGAGTGTCCATGCGCTACTAAAGGTGAATCCATTGAAATAGCCGATGCTGTCGAGCGATACCTGAATGGCTGGGTTCGGCGTCGTGAGTGCAGGGATGCCAGTCAGGATGTAGTTGTCGAGGATCAGTGCTGGCTCGCCAACATTGCGCAGGTCCGAATACGTATCCCGAATAGCCGAATTCATGAACACGAGCAAGTCAGGGTTCAGATCCGTCATGATCAGACCTTCACCAGGCGTGTTGGTTGCGCCCGCGAAGGAATCATTGATCTGCGCCCTGAAGAGCGTGGCGATACTCTCGAGGGACGGGAACCGATTTGAGCCACCTACCGGCATTTGCTCTCCTTGCCAACTCCAGCGGGGCTGCAGTCAATTTCCGCGGGAGACATGGCCGCAGGCCTTGCTCTGGCAACCCCCACCAGAGATTTAGGCTGCTGCGTCATTCGGCCCGCGGTTAACGCGAACACCAGCTTCGGCAGCCCGTTTCTTGTCAATGATGCACAGCACGCCGGCGCTCGACTTGTGGAACGCAATGCCCGCCTTGATGATGTCGCCGCAGTTGGGGCAGCTCTGCCGTACTTCCGCCCGCTTATGCCAATCCGCCTCGATGCCGAGCGCTTCCATCGCCATGCCGATGTCGGGGTTCGAGCGCAACCATGTGCGGAAGCCTTGCGGGTTCGATGCCTGCTCCTGGAATGCCTCATCTACCAGCGCCTGGTAGCTGTCGTCGCGCGACTTCTCGGCGCGCAGCAATTCCTCTTCGGTTGGCGGATCATTCAACGACGGGAATAGGCCAAACTTCACAAGATCCACGCCTTGGCCGGTCGAGTAATAGGCCGCCTGCTTGCCGCTGGGCTTCCAATAGGGGTCCAGGCTGGGGTTGTTCGGGTTAAGGATGTCGATCGCAACGCGCATACCAGCCTCGTCGCGGGGCTCAACTTCGACACGCTTGCCGCCGCGCTCCGGGTCAACTGAGATCTGCTGTGGAGGGTCGGCCACGCTGTAACACTTCACATAGCGTTCGCCATTCGTGCAGCCTTTCAGTTCTCCCTTGAAATAAACGTGACTGACCGGGAAGCCGCGGCGGGCCACAGAGTAGAGGTGGATGTGCCGGTGAATCGGGTACATACGCGGCATGTGGGTGTCGAAAAGGTCAGGGTTATCCGCTTTCATCAGCCACGCCGAGCCGGGTTCCGTAAATCCGTGCTGCTTGCCAACATTTGCCATGTCTCTTACGCTCCAATCTGTTTCATGCCGGCTTGCGTCCGGCTCGCTATTGCCATTGCCTGGAGCATGGTTCGCTCCATCAATTCCAAACGCTTCTGCACCAGGGGCGAATCGCGCCTTATCTTGTGCGATGACCGGGAATCCTCAAGCAGCCGGTCAGCCTCTGCTTCCTCTGCTGCCCGCTCATCCTCGATGATCTCCAGCCGCTTCTCGTTTGAGAGCTTGTTCCACTCCTTGATCAGCGGCAACATCACGTCGAGAATGAAATGCGTGGGCTCCATGCGCGTGGTTACGAGCTGATCGCCGACAAACTCGCGGTGAACAAACTTCTTGATCACGCGGTAGCGGCCATGATGCGGATATTGCCCCAGTGTCACGAGGCCGGTTACCTCATCGGTATGGTCCTTGTACCAGCGGTAAGGCGTGCCCAGTTTCACGGCGGGCTCCCACATCATCAGCGCCCAGCAAGACTCACCGCCGATAGCGGGCACGTCGCGATAGCCCTCATAGCCATCTTTGAGGAAGTAGCCGCCATCGCGCATGGTTTCCGATTCGCCCCAGACAAGCTTGAACTTGGGATCGCCATGCGGGTTGCGGCCGCCAGTGCGGGTGAGGCGTTCCTGAAACCATGACGGGCAGCGCCTACGCATTGACTCTGCCTTCGATGTCCTCGTATCTCACCAGGTAATACTTCTTGGCGTCCGGCCTGAACTCGTCTTCAGGGTTGAGCACGATGTAATTGCGCCCAAACTCGTTGGTCCGCACCACGTCGCCCTTCTTGTACGGGTTTTCGACCCAGAGGCCGTTATAGGGGAATTTCGCACCGGCTGAGATAACTTTGCCGGTCTGCGGCTTCTTGGCTGCTCTTGCCGAGCGCACAATCTCTTGTCCGCCAGCGCCAACCAAGCCGGTGCTCGTTGCGTCCTCTACCGGGATCTCTTCCACTAGAAACACGTCCAAAAATGTCTCAATTTGCATGTCTCTCCAAAACCGGGCCTGATAACGCTCAGGCCCAAAGCGGTTGGGTTGGTTAGAGGATGACGACAGGCAACTGTTGCATGTAAAAGTTGCGTTTCGGGTCGTTGCAAACCAACTGGAATCCGCGCTCATACGCGAACATGGTCGAGTCAAAGTAAGTCTGACCCGTGCTTCCGCCGATGGCCGGCACAGAAGCGATGGTGTTGCCAGGCGTCCATTCATGCAGGCGCGTCGGGAACAGTTCGCCGAAGTACCAGGTGGTTGGGACGATGTAGTCCATGCGGGACGGCTCTGCGGTCGATGCCCAGACCACATCCTCGCCCAGCACGGTTTTCTGCATCATCTTGCGGGCGGTGTCGGGAACGTAGTCTTTCGCGCCCTCGTCCAGCCGCGTAAAGCCGGGGTTGTAGAACTGATTGCTCAGCGCCACACCCTGCACTGGGTTCGCCAGCCAGAAGCCCGACTCGTTCTCGTCGTAGTCATCGCCCAATGCCCGCATACGGATAGCCTGGACGCGCTGCGCGGTGGCATTGTTGATGGCACCGTTGCCGCCGAAGTTGATGGTGGGGGTCGAGAGGCGGCCCGGGTAATTGGCCTTGGCGATTCCACCGATGGTGCCGGTGTTGCCGTTGGCCAGCCAGTAATCCTTGCCGAGAATCGAGGAGCCCGCAGCGCCGGATGCGCCCGAAACCACCAGAATGTCGCCCGCAACCGTGCCACTCGGCAGAGCTGTAGTCGAGTAGATGGTCTGCGCAACCGCGTCAACGTAGCTAATCACGAATGAGCCGCGATTCGTTCCGCCGACTGCCGAGAGCACCTGCACGGCCTGCTGCTCCGAGAATGAGCCGGCCGTGTTCAGACCAATGATGGAGGAATAGGTTGCCGAGCCGGAACCGCCGCCGCCTGTAGCCGAGTTGACGGTTGCGCCGGTCGGGATCTGGTCGATGGTGCCTGACCCGTCGCGGTGGATGATGCCCTCAACGCCGTTGTCAAACGCCTTGAGCGAGTTCTGCAGCTCTTCGCGTTTGATCTTGACAAGGCCGCGGTCCTTGCCGTCAGTCGCCTGCTGTGTGAGGTTCGAAATTTCGCACACATTGACGAGGCGGACAGGGGCAGCGGTGAAGCCGTCATAGCTCGACCCAGTGCCGCGAGTCCACACGAAGATGGCCGAGGAGGTATCGGCAGTCGCCTGCTGAATGCCTGCGCCGCCCTGCGCACGGAAAGGGACACGCATAGGCGAACGGGTTGTTCCGCCGCCACTAGTGGCGTTGGAGATGGCCATCTTGTGAGCGCCCTTTTCGAGCCGCGTCGCGAAACGGTCAAAATGCGCCTGGAAGTCGGGGATTTCATCTACCCACGCATCAAGTTCAATGGCCTCTGCGGCCAGTTCTGTCATTGGATTTGCCACGGTAATACCCTCAAAATGAGCTCTGCCATGTTCCGCAGGCGTGATGTCTCGATCACTGCTCACTTCAGGGCATACCGATTAGTCCGGCTGGACGGGCCTGAGAGTGCTTGTGCTACCGGCTGTCTTTCCAGCCTGCCATGCTTCTACTGCGCTACTACGCGAATCACTTTCCCGTTCATGAGCTTGTATTGCTTCATCGGCAGCCATGCAACCGGGGTGTTGCGATGATCGATCTCGCTCATCGGCGGCTTGACTGTGCGAATCTCTACATTCAGCGCCACTGGACCGGCTGCCTTCGCTCCCGGCTTGGGCGCTGCTGCCACTGCCGGCTTCGGCTTGCCTGCCAGGAATGCCCCGTACCGCGCCTTGACGAGTGCTTCCATCACCGGCTTGGAATGCTTGTTGATGGCATTCTTGACGAAGTTGGCAACCGCCGCCGGGTCAGGGTTCTTCTGCGACTTGTAAAGCTTCATCTGCCGCTGATAATCGGCATCCGCTTTGCCCGCGCGATTCAGACCCTCTTTGAAGTCCTGCAAGAGTGCCGTCTTACCTGCCGCGTCGAGTCGCAACCGCTTCTGATAAGGCTCGAACAGCGAATCGAACGTCTTGCCCTCGTGCGTAGACGCCTGCGGTGCGATCTTCGTGTTCCAATGGAAATCCTGCTCCTGCTTATCAAGGTTGGTTTGCCGCTCGACAAGAGGATCAGGCTTGCCTACCTGTGCCGCTGGTGCAGCCTTCAGCGTTCCCGCCTTTTGCTGCAACCCATTCATGAACTGCCCCATCGAGGCGAGCTTCTGAATGGCAAATTTCATCTTGGTCGCATCATCGAATCGCGGGTCACCCTGCGTATTCAGAACGTCAATGATGTCGTTGTAATCCTTGACAAACTGTGACCCTGCTAGGAACTTCACATGCTGCGGAAGCATGATCGACTCGTGCGCTTCCGGGTCAGAGCTTAGGATGCGGTCGAGAATGGCCGGCGCAAGCTTGGCCAGCCCCGCATTGAAGTCTGGACCGAATGAGTCAAGCGCGGTCGGGTCGCCCGCCGCGACCTTGGCGTCGATCTGCTGAATGCCAGCCAGTTCCTCGCGCATGGCCGTGAGTGCTTCCGGCCCTTTGGCCTCACCATGCGCCAGGCTGTCGAGCAGCGCGTACTTCTCGCGTACACCGTCGATGCCCTTGGGCTCAAGTTGCGTAAGTGCGAACAGCCGAGCGTGGTTGTCGCGTGCCTGTTTTGCAAACTTGGCCGCCTCGGGGTTCGCCTGCTCCCACTGCTTAAGGGCGGTGCGCATCTCGCGGCTGAACTTGGTTGTGTACGGGTTCGATGGGTCGGTCTGATCAGTCGACTGGTCGTCGACATTGCTATCTGTCGCAGACTCAGCGCTTACGTCTGTGTCGACACTGATATCGTCCACTTGGTCGACTGCATCGTCCACCACATCATCAATCATCGTATCGACTGCATCTAATCCGTCCACGGGCTTATACCTCCGTCACGTCTACGGTTGGCTGCGGATAGGACCACAATTTTCCACGTAGAACGCAACCGGAAAACTCACTGTTTAGCTTGTTGTCTCCGTGCCGGACAACGACGCGGTTTCCGTCTGCCGATACAACCATGTTCCCCGTCTTACACTCGGGGCAGAACGTCGGGGGTGAGCCCAAAAGTAACTTAAACGCGGGTTTCTTAGTCGCCATTGTCAGTCTCCTTTTTCTGTTGGGGTTGTGTTACCGTAGGCCCTTGCCTACCATTGCAATCTTCTGTTTAACGGGGATGCCCTGTTCGTCCACGCCTTCTTTCTCGGTGACGACCTCGTGCGGCACAAGTGAGGCATCGCCCGTCGCTTCCTCGGGGCTTACCTGCATGCCGGCCGCCTGGAATACCTTGCTCTGCACTTCAGGCGAGAACTTGCTGAGGTCGATGCTCAGGCTGCCCTTGAACTCCATTTCCTTGGGTGGCGTGAGCTTCTCGCTCATCGCGACGTGCTCCTGCCAGTGCAACTTGATATTCGCGTAAATGGCCCGCTGCTCCTCGTCGCCATTCTTGAGCTTGCGGCCCGCTGCGCCGGTCATGAAGCCTAACGTGATCGCTGCGTGAATCTCATGGTTCTCGCTGCCATCCTGTGCAACGCTCACCGACGATATCTTGGGCGGCAACTGCTGCAATGCCTGCTGGAGCTGCTGCAGCGCTTGCTGGCCCTCCGGCGTCATCGCTTCGGGGTTGCCCTCCGCCTGCTGCACCTGCATCTGTATCTGCGCAACCTGGGGGTTGTCGAGCGGTCCTGATTGCATCAAAAGCTCAAACTCGCCCTGCTGCTGCTCAACCGCATCAAGCCCTGGGATCTCCAGATTTGCCAGAGATGGGAACTTGCCGAACTCGACAAGGTTGCGCGGATCTTGCGCGATGGCCTGATAAATGGCTACGTTCTTGCCGTTCTCCAGTAACTCGGCCATCTGCGCTTCCTGCTCTGCAATTGTCTGCGGGATTTCCAGCGATTCGGGATAACACAGCGCGCTTCCCTGCATCTTGCTCAACTCGATCTCAAGCTTGTCCTGTCCGGGTACGTTGAACGCGATATTCGCAATACGATTCTCGGCGGCGCATTCCGCCGCCTGTTCCGCAGCCTTTGCCAGCCCAATGCAGATACGGCGCCACGGCATCGAGAACACTTGCAGTGCCTGGTCGCGGTTCAATTTGGTCGCGCCGAATGTGTCCGCATCTTCCATGCCGAACATTGCAGGACTGGCACCGTCCATCGCTTCAGGTGCGCCCTCAATCAACCACTGCACGAACTCGAACATGCCTGATGTCGGCGTCGGTACCTTCTCAACGCCAGTAACGCCATCAATGGTCTGCCCAGCCTTCAGCAGCAGCGGCGTGGACTTGGCGGGGTCATTCGTCTGCGCAGCCATTACCTCTGAGTTGATGGCTTCGGAATCGTGGAACTTGCGCGGCACCGTCGAGCGGAAGTACCTGTCCAGCAGAGAGATGTTCGCGTTAAGTATCTTCTGCATGGGCAGGTAGTTCGAGCCGATCGCTCTGCGGTTCTGCCCACTGCCATGTTTGGGATGCAGGATGGTCAGGTGCTTGTCCATCGACTCGTTGCGGCACATGGCAAATTCGCTGCCTGCATGCACCACCAGCAAGCCATCAGGGAACGTCTCAAAGAACAGGTCGCGGACGGCCTTGTCCTTGATCGCCCGGTATTGACTTGGCCTGAACCACGTAAACGTCTCAGTAGCGTCCTGCTGCACGCTTTCGCCTGACACTGTGCTCGTCTGCACCGCCAACCGCACGTTGATGCGCGCTGTGCGGTCCAATTGATCACCGCTGCCTACTGAGCCGCCGCCCTTGATCTTGTCATCGATCCAGACGTACCGCTCTTTGAGGGTATTGATGTTCTCTTCGCTCGCGATGCGAATCCACGGCATCTGCGCTTGTTTGTCGGCATAAATGGGAACCTTGCATTCAAGCTTGCCGTAGGCCCGCGTCACCTCACGCACTGCTGGTCGATCCGATTCTGGTTGCTGTGGCTGCATCTCCGTCTCAGGCGTAATGCCATCGGGGGCAGGTGCACCAAAGCCTTCCTGCTTGGCATCAGGCGCTTCCGTGCCCCATTGCTGCTGATCTACCCATGATGCCGTGTAGAGCGCAACGCGGTCGTCGGTATAGAACAGGTGCGAGACTTGGCCCAGCACTTCGGCAATCTCAGCCTCAGTCATCCAGACCTTGAGATACTTCTTTTTCTCGTCGGCCGCTGTCTGGTCCATCGGGTCAGAGTCGCGCTTGGGCACAAAGGTCAGACCTGGCACTTCGCGACTCAATGCCGACACGATCTTATCTTCACGCGCCGAGTACACATTACAGGCAAAAAGCTTGCCCGCATTCTGCGTCTGCATAATCTCAGCGCCGGACGCAGACGAACCATTGACCGCGCCGGCCATTCCCCAGCCCTTCTTGCCGCCCTGCAAGAAATGATATCCACGCGAGAACAGCCGCGCTTCCCATGCCTGCAGGACTTCCCAGATGCGTGCAGACGAATCGGCCCGCGTGCATGTCTCGCTCAGATCATCGATTGCAGACTTGTATATTCCCAACTCGTCCGGGCCGAAGATCGGCTCCGGCGACACAGGGAAAGCCGCATAGCGTCCCGGCACATGGCCTTCTGGATAGACCAAGGGCGTTAGCATAGGGCCGCCTCGGGGTTCGTCCTGCTCGTCGAGTTGGTCTGGGGCGAGAATGGCCATTTAGTCTTTGTCCAGGATCGGGCAGCCGTTGGGGTAAACGTCAGGTTGCATCGTCACTGCCTCAGCCGCGTGGTGTGCGATGTCCTCGAGCGGTACCGGCATGATTAGACGGACGCCTTGGCCGCTTGCAGCTCCGCTTCCTTGGCCTTGGCCGCATCGAGCGCTTCCTGTGCACGCAGCGTTTCCGCCTGCGAGTCCGCAATCTGCTGTTCGAGGGTTGCCGTGGTAAGCTTCAATGCCGCGGCCTCAGCCTCTGCCTTGTTGGTGGGAAGGTTCTGGAGTGCAACCAACTGCGCTTCAATTTCGTCGATTTTCATGATGTTTTCCCTTCGCATAGAATTCGTGAGTCTCTGCTGCATCCCTAAAAACGTTGGCCAATTCCTCTGCCCCGACGATGCGCCATTCGCGCTCGTAGTTGCGGTAAAGCTCCGCATATTCGGCATGGGTGCGTTTCGGCCTGGCGACTTCGGTGAGCATTACATCATTCCGGGGCCGGCTGCTGCGGGCGGGGGCGCTTCCTGCTGTTCGCTCTGACCCATTGCCATCTCGACATCATCTGCCGTGTAGCCCTTCTGCTTGAGCGTTTCCACGCATTGCATTGCCTCGGGGTCGCTCTCGATGGGTGGGGGGCCGCCCTGGTCGTCCGGTGCGGCTGCTGCTGGGGCCTTGGTCGGCATCGACGCCATCTTTGCGTTCGCCGACTTGTACGACGAGTAATTTGTGTGCTGGCTTCCATCGTTTGCTTTGAATGCCATCATTTCTCCTTGAACTGTTCGAGCGCGGCCACTTGGCTGGACTCGTAATCGAATGGTGCAACTCGCGCGGGCATCTGCTGCGCTTTGGCTTTGAGTGCAGACTTGAATGCCTCCAACTCTCCGCCCACAATGTCGATGCGAGTGCCGAGCGCTACAATGTCATCGCCGAGCATCGAGTAATTACGCCTGAGGCCGTCGACGTCTTGATCGAGAGCATTGATGCCGAGCCATTTGCGAAGCCGTGTGCGGATCACTTGGCGAACCTGCCTTTTGCATCACGCTTGACCGGCTTATCGCCGCCAAGCTTCCACTGGAACAATGCGCCGAGCAGTATCCCGGACAAGAAGATGAGCGCGCCTGTCGCGATGTCCATGTCTCTACCTCAATCCCAGTAGTTAGCTGGCTGATTCACCTTTTGCCTGCGCTCCGTCTCTCTCAAGCGCATGAAGTGCTGTTCCATCGGGTCTGGGCATGATTCGATCTGCTCCAAGAGCAGTTCATCACGGTTTTTATTTCGTGGCGCCAGCATGGATTTGGTGCCGTATCTAAGCATGTCGCCACAATCCTGTTCGATCTTGGCTGCGCTCAGATCAGTCTTCATCACGTCGTCAAGGTCTTTTGGGTTCCGCAATAGCGCAGGGATGGCCGCCAGCGTTTCGGCGCACTCGCTAGAAATCAGAATCGCGTCGTCATACTGAAACCGATGGCCTTCTTTATCGAGTCCCCAGCCCTTACCTTTTGAGGCTTTGAACAGGGACGCCAGCAACCCATATCCGCCTTTGCGTTCGTTGTCTGCCTTCTCTGGACTTGGCATGCTTAAAGACTTCAGTACGGTATATTGCTGGCTGCCAATCGAGTTAGCGTCATCGGTCACGCATTCAGGGGAGAGAAAGTATCGCCTCAACCTTCTGCGCTCATCTAAAGGCGTGCGATCAGCGATGGTTTGCGCTACGTTGGGCGCTTCCATCTCGTTCACCACCAATTCTCGATGCATCACGGTCACGTTAATGGGCTTGATCAAATCCCAGCCCAGCAATAACTTTGCCTCAGACGGCGGCAGCAGCACGCGGAAGTACCACCCAGTTACGCAGAAGTGCGATTTACCCCAAT